AGCCAGTTGACAACAACTGCTTCGTTGTGCTTGATATTTCCGCACTTGAAGCAGCAACATACACTGTCACAGCATATTCAGAGAAACAGACAGTTGAAGTTGAGGTTGAAAAGAAAAGCTGGACTTCGGAAGAACTGAATGAAATGACAGTTGATCAGATCGAAGGGCTTGCAAAATACATGAAGTATGAAATCACTGGAAGCAATAAGAGTGAAAAGATCGCTTCGTTCATTGAGAAACAGACAGCGGCGCAGGCGTAAAGAATAAGGACGGCAGCAGGGCTTGAAACCTTGCTGCCATTCATGAAGGTGGTGCAATATGGCGGAAACAGAAAAAGACGGACTTCTGGAAGACGTTCTGAATGAGTTGGATATAACGTTCAAAGACGACAGACTGGAAAAGAAAATAGCTGGGATATTAAAGCGTGGGAAAGCCTATCTGAACGACAAATTCGGATCAGAAATTGAATTTGACAAAGACGGACAAGCAATGGAACTGCTTGTTTCGTATTGCAGATACGGGCGTTCAAACGCAATCGAACAGTTCAAACACGATTTTTCGTCAGAATTGACAGCACTTGCGCTTCGTGGAGCAATTCAGTCTCAAAAATCGCCAGAGAGTGCAGAAAGCGAGGAAGAGCAGTGAAAAGCAAATTTGAAGAATTCAACGACGGGATCATGAATCTGTATTCAGAGAACGAAAACGGAAAACTGGTTCGAAAATTTGAAGACGATCTGCGATTCGGCGAAGAGAATGTGAGCATTCAAAGGCACTATGCAGCACAAGCGGCAGATCAGCAAGTGGACAAAGTGATTCATGTACCACTTTTAGAAATTTTCGAAGCACACGACGTTGTTGTTATAGGCGAAGAACAATTTGACGTTGACAAAGTAGATAATTTGAAGAGCAACCAGCCGCCGATCACAAAGCTGACATTGATCAGATTTTCGAAGCATAGAAAGAAGGAATTTGCATGAATGTAAACGCAGGGGCAGCAGTCAAGCCAGAACAACTGGAAACAACGTTGTCGGATATGCTGATTCAGTGGTATGAAACAGAAGAAAAGAAATTCTTTGAAGCGATCGACGATTCGGCGGAGAAATGCAACGAAGCAGAGAAGTCATATCTTTCAAAGGGACACGGCGTTCTGACTGGTGAATACAAGGCACATTTTGCAGTTGAAAGCGAAATGCTGGACAAACACCACAAGCGGGCGACGTGGTATGTAGAAGAACCAGAATACAGACTGACGCACTTGCTTGAAAATGGACATGCAAAAAGAAACGGCGGAAGGACAAAGCCAGTGAAACATATTAAACACGGACGCGAGATTGCGGAAAAGAATCTGGAAGAAAAATTGAAGAACATATGGCAGGGGTGACGAAATGGAAGATCTTGTTGAAACGCTGGAAAAAGAAACACAAATTCCAACTGCGGACACGGCTTTCACGCAACCGCAGAAATTGCCGTTCACAGTCATACTTGACAAGCCAGCAGGGGACGGCGACGACTTCAACACACGCTTTTTCAATCACGATCTTGCAGTCGAATTCTATGCAGAGAGGATTGACAAAGCAAATGAAAAAAAGCTGGAAGACTTTTTCGAACGCAGGAACTGGAAATGGACACGCGAAAGAACGTGGCTTCCAGACGAAAAGTGCTTCGAAACAATTTATCAAATATCATTCATAGAAAGGGTGTAAAAAATGAAAGGATCGAAAGAAAAGGTCACAATGGGAAGCGGAGAAGTATTCATTGATGAATTCAACGGCACGCTTCCAGAGTTTGAAGAACTTATCAAAACAATGATGATAGACGAAAAGCGCGCAGGCTGGATCAAGGGCGGGGCGTCTATTGAGTACAAGCCGACAATGACAACGGAAAAAGACGATCTGGGGCATATCGTAAAAGAGGTATTAACAGACGAGGAAGCAACATTCAAGACGGGGCTTTTCACTTGGAATGGCGAAACACTTTCAAAACTTTGTTCTACAGCAAGGGTAGAAACAAAAGGGAAGTACAGAATCTTGAAGATCGGCGGAACAAATAACGACGACGGCAAGCAGTACGTTATTCTTTTCGTACATAAAGATCCAGTTGAAGGGAATTGCTATCTTGTTATCGTCGGAAGAAATTCTGCTGGATTCACGATCACATGGGCGACTGATTCAGCAACAGTGATTGACGCTGAATTCGGCTGCAAGCCGCAGGACGACGAAGGAACATTGATTCAGTTCGTGGAAGAGATCGAAGAACAGTACAAAGCGGAATACACAAGCGAAGAATTGAACGTGCTGACCATTGATAATATCAAGACCATTGCAGCAGCAAAGGGCTATAACATCACAAAAACAACGAAGTCAGAAATTATTGCTGAATTTATTGCGGCGCAGGAAGCAGCAAAAACGAAGTAATTGTTGAAAAAAGGGGCTGGCGAAATCCAGCCCTATACACACGAAAGGAAGGAAAGTGTATATGAATTATAAAGTAAATTTTCAGAAAGCAAAAAGAAATTATATGGTTCTGACGTTTGAAGTGGAAGAAGGAAAGGAAAAAACAATTCTTGTGGGTATGCCGAAGAAAAGAATTTTTGACATGCTCATGAACATGAACGACTTCATAAAGGGCGAAGAGCCAGACAATGAGAAAGAAAAAGCTGAACGCAACAGAAAGATCATTGACGAAATGTATGAACTTGTAGCAATGATTCTTTCAAACAATATGGCTGGCGAGAAAATCAGCGTTGAGTGGGTTGAAGACATGCTGGAATTCGGCGAATTAAAAGAACTTCTGGAAACATATGTGAAGTTCTGCAAAGGCGAAGCAGTAAACCCAAACTAGCACTCCCGTTCTATCCGATTGACGAAGAAAACTTCTTTGACATGCCGACGTACTGGGAACACCTTGTTCATGAGTATACGGGATTGAATGTGAATGAAATAGAAGAACTGGAATATATTGACTATTTGCAATATAGGCGGGACGCATTCGTGCATGAAATGAACAAAACGGAAGAAGGACGGGAATATCTAGAAAACGCACACAGATTGACACAGACCGAGCCAGACAGAATGAAGGCGCGTTCACTTTTCGGAAAGAAAGGGTGAAAGCATGTCGAAAGGCTTGAAAGGCATAACAGTCGAAATCGACGGGAATACGACGCCGCTGAACAAAGCGTTGTCTTCGGTAAACGCAAACGCCAAAAGCCTACAGTCTGAATTGAAGGGCGTGAATTCGCTTCTGAAACTGGATCCCAAAAATACAGAACTGGCAGCACAAAAGCAAGTGATCTTGAAGCAAGCCGTTTCCGAAACAGAAGAAAAGCTGAAATTGCTGACGCAAGCTGAAAAGGAAATGGCGGAAGCAGGGAAGGACGTAAACGACGAAGGATATAGAGATTTACAAAGAGAAATCGCACTGACAAAATCAAAGCTTTCAGACTACAAAACAGAATTGAAAGCAGTAGAAGACCAGCAGAAGAAAGCAGCAAAAGAAGCTGAAACGCTGGGAACAAAAATATACAATATAGCAAGCAAAATCCCAGTGGTGAATAAACTTGCAGACGGCTTCGTGAAAGTGAAAGGGAAAATCACTGAAACAGTAAAAGAAAGCGAAGCTGTCAAAAAGATCGGAACTACTGTGGAAGGCGCAAAACAGAAAGTTGAAGCATTCAAAGACGCGCACCCAGCCGTACAGAAGGTAGCAGACGCATTCGGAAAAGTGAAGACGGCAGCGAATGACGTCAAAGAAAAGATCCCGCCGCTATCAACGCAGCTGAAAGCAGTTGGCGACGTTGCAGCGTCGGCGGCAAAAGGCGGATTCACAGTACTAACGAATGTTGTCGGCGGAACAATGAAAGCTTTTGCAGGATTCACAACAGCTGTCATGGGGGCTGGCGTAGCAATAACAAAGTCAGCCGTCGAACAGTATGCAGAGTACGAACAGCTTGTCGGCGGCGTGGAAACGCTTTTCAAGGATTCCGCAGGACAAGTCGAAGGATATGCAAACAATGCATATAAAACAGCGGGAATGTCTGCAAATCAATACATGAACACTGTGACGGGATTTTCCGCGTCGCTTCTTCAAAGTCTGGACGGAGACACAAAAGCAGCCGCGGAAAAAGCGGATATGGCTATAACAGATATGTCGGACAATGCAAATAAAATGGGAACAAGCATTGACAGCATTCAAACGGCATATCAAGGATTTGCAAAGCAAAATTACACAATGCTGGACAACTTAAAGCTGGGATATGGCGGAACGAAAGAAGAAATGCAAAGGCTTCTTGACGACGCGACAAAGCTTTCTGGCGTCAAGTATGACATATCTTCATACGCAGATATTGTTGACGCGATTCACATTGTTCAAACAGAAATGGGAATCACGGGAACGACAGCAAAAGAAGCAAGTACAACGATCGAAGGTTCGATCAATTCGACAAAGGCGGCGTGGTCAAATCTCTTGACTGGATTCGCAAATGACGAAGCAGACGTCGGCGCACTGATCACAGATCTGTGCGATTCAGTAGCAACAGCAGCAAACAACTTGATTCCGCGAGTGATTCAAGCAGTCACGTCAATCGTTGAAAATGTACCGATAATCATTCAAGGGCTTGCAGGAACACTGACGACAGTTTTTCAAGAAGGACAAGGGCTAATAACGTCGCTAATGCAACCACTTGTTGACGCGTTCTTCGGGCTGATCAATGCGGCAATAGCGTTGCTTCCGACACTTCTCCCAGAAGTGCTGAATGCGGCAATTTCATTGTTTCAAGGGATTCTGGACGGATTGAATCAGACGATCCCAAACTTGCTGGCTATGCTGCCAGTAATGATTCAAAATATAACAGATACACTCACAGCAAATCTTCCGCAGATCGTAGCGTCTGGAATTGAAATTCTGGTCAATTTGATCAACGGAATCACAAACGCAATTCCTTCACTGATTCAAGCCGTGATCGACTTGTTCCCAGTGATTGTGAATTCTATCATGGAAAATCTCCCGCAAATTATTCAAGCTGGACTTAATCTGCTGATCGCACTGATTAACGGAATTGTAAGCGCGATCCCACAGCTGATCGCCATGCTTCCAACAATTATAACGACGATTGTTTCCACGCTGACTGGTATGCTACCGCAAATCATTCAAGCAGGAATCACACTTCTGCAATCTTTGATTAATGGAATCATAAGCGCGATCCCACAGCTGATCGCGGCAGTTCCACAGATTATCACATCAGTCGTCAATACACTCACGACAAATCTTCCGAAAATTTTACAAATGGGAATAGAATTGATCGGATCGCTGATCAGCGGATTGATTCAAGCCATTCCAGCACTGATTGCAGCAGTTCCGCAGATTATTTCTGCAATCTGGGACACGATCACGAATACGGACTGGTTATCACTTGGAAAAAACATCATAGACGGAGTTATTCAAGGCGTAAAGAATGCAGCAAGCAGTTTGATTCAAGTATTCAAAGATCTGGCTTCGTCTGCATTGGACGCAGTAAAAGACTTCTTCGGAATTCATTCGCCGTCACGCGTCATGCGTGATCAAGTTGGAAAAATGATTCCAGCTGGTATGGCAGAAGGCGTTGAAGACGGAATGGACGAAGAGGAAGACAGAATTAAAGAAGCAATGCGAAAAGGCGTACCGACAACGATCGACAGTTATATCAATACAAAGTCTGGATCTGCAAGTTATGCAACGCAGACGGCAGCAGGCGGATTCACGCAGAATATAACAATCAACAGTCCGAAAGAACTTTCGCCGTCAGAAGTAGCACGACAGACACGAAACCAAACACGACAAATGGTTTTGAAACTGAAAGCGGGGTGATCTAACAAATGAAGACAATAACATGCAGAAATGACGCGGGACTGGAAGCAGTCTTCACATACGATCACGACAGTTGTGAATATTTCCTTGTAAGCTGCGACGGGATTTACAGCGTGAAAAACGCTGTGTCCACGTCGCAGAACGCAACAACAGACGGCACGACATACAACGGCGAAGGATTGGAACAACGCAATATTGTGATCACAGCAAACATCAGAAGAAATCACAGACAGAATCGCGAATTTCTTTCAAGGGTTTTCAAAGTTCATTCAGAAGGGACGTTCATTCATGAAGAAGACGGCGACAGACGTGAAATCAAATACAGAGTTGAAAACATAGAAGTCGCCGAAACTGGCGTGATCCGTCCCGCAACAATATCACTGATCTGTACTGATCCGTATTTTACGGACGCAGCGGGAACTATAAAAATCGAAATGTCACAGTGGTATGACGACTGGGAATTTGAATGTGAAATCCCAGAAGAAGGAATGGAATTCGGACACAGAGAAACAGACACGATTAAACAAGTGGATAACGAAAGCACAAAAGACGTCGGAATCACTATAACACTGGAAGCGGACGACAAAGTGGTAAACCCGATCATATACAATCAGACGACAAATGAAACATTGAAACTTCTCTGCACAATGCTTCCAAACGACAAGATCACAATAAAAACCACAGAAGGCGAAATCACAGTTGAACTTCTTCGGAATGGTAAGATAATTGACTACAACTACACTGTAGACGAAGACAACGACGGATATATTCAGCTGGTAATGGGAATGAATGTGATCAAGTATGACGCGGACGAAGGCGTGGAGTATTTGAACGTCAAGTTCGAATACAAGAATCAGTACATGTTCGCATAGAAGGGGGAAAGGGAATGTCAAAAGAAAACAAAGTCATTGTTGTTTCGTATGATCAGAACTTGAACCGACTAGGAGTGATTGACGTGTTCAGATCTTTGATCTGGACACGGAAATATTATGAATGCGGAACATTCGAACTTCATGCACCACTGAACACAAGAAATTTGCAACTTCTGGCAGAAAATAACATTCTATCAAAGCGGGAGTTCAAAGACAAAAACGGGCATATCGTAAAAACGACAAGCAAAGAAAGCGGAATAGTTGAGTATATAGCGATTGACGACACAGTGAATGAAATCACGGCAAAAGGGCGATTCTTGTCTTCAATCATGGACAGAAGAGCAATAAAAACAGTCGTAAACTTCAACGGAAAGACAGAAGCAGGAATGCGAAAACTGGTGCAGTCGGTGACCGCAATGCCGTTCGTAGAGCTGGGAGAATTAAAAGGATTCACAGAAACAGTCCGCTTTCAAGTTTCGTACAAAGAACTGTACACATATATGTGCAAGCTGTCGAAATATAGCAATCTTGGCTTCACTATTCGCGCCGACTTCAAGGCAAAGAAGTTCTTCTTTGAAGTATACAAGGGAGTTGACAGAACAGAATCACAGAGAGAAAGAAGCCGTGTTGTTTTCTCTGAAATTTATAAGAATTTGAACGGCGTTGCATATGTATTCAGCAATCAAAACACGAAGACATGCGCAATCGTGGCGGGTGAGGGAGAAGGAGCAGCAAGAACACTGGTGACAGTGGGCGGCGGCACTGGCTGGGATCTTCGCGAAGTCATTGTTGACGCAAGGGACGTCCAGAAAGACGACGACATGACAACGGCGGAATACACAGAAATTTTGAAGCAGAAGGGAAACGAAAAGCTGGCTGAATATGGAATTGTGGAAGCTATGGACGCACAGACAAAGCCGTTTGTCAATTTTGTATATCGTGAAGATTACGATCTGGGCGACGTTGTGACAGTGAAAAAGAAAATGTGGGGAATAGAAATGGACAAGCGAATCACGGAAATTCAAGAAATCTTCGAAAACGGCGGATTCGATATAGTTCCGACGTTTGGTGATCCACTGCCAGAAACAGTGAATCTTGATGATAATTAGAAAGAAGGTGAAACAATGGAAATAGCAACATTCTTCAATTCGAAGGGCGGGGACAGAAAATATAATGCTACACACTGGGCGAATTATTTCAAGCCGTTGTTCAAAAGCGGAGTATTCAACGGAGATCTTCAAGTTGTTGCGAATGGCGCAATGTCAGTGACTGTGAAAGCGGGGTATGCGTGGCTTATTGGCTACGGCTACCAGAACACAGAACCACTGGTCATTGATCTGGAAGTCGCAAGCGGAAATCTGAACAGATATGACGCTATCAAGATCAAGCTGGATCTATCGGCAAGAACGATCACGGCATACGCAGACAAAGGCGGGAATGCAGCTTCACCAGCAAAGCCAGCAAACACAAGAAGCGACACTGTATTTGAAATCACAATCGCAGAAGTATACATTGCAGCAGGAACAACAGTGATCACACAGTCAATGATTACAGATACAAGAATGGACAACGCAAAATGTGGCTGGGTATCTGGGGCGGTCGATCAGATTGATTTTTCACAGATATATGCACAGTTCAATAAATATTTTGAAGAACAGAAGACAAGAATTGCATTCGACGTCGAGGACTTTGAAGAAGGAATTGACCAGAAGCAGACGGCAGCGGGAGAATACTTGCAGGACTATAAAGACAGCGTTGACGACGACAAAACGGCAGCGGACGCGTTTTTGGAGAACTTCAAACAGTATTTGCAGAATTACACAAGCCAGCAACAGTCTGAATTTGAAGCATGGGTTGAAACAATCAAAGGAATTCTGGACGCTGAGACAGCGGGAAAACTGCTTTTGTATATTCAAGAATTGCAGGAACGCGCAGACATAATGGAAAAAATCGCGGCAACAAACGAAGTAATTCAGAATATGGCAACAAGCGACGACGAACTGATTGTGACAGACGACGGCGAAAGAATATGTGCAAGAAAAATATTTGCAACATTGTAAGAAAGGAATGAAAAAAGAATGAGTTTACCAGAAAAAACAATCAACCAGATTGCACAGACGACAGATATTGCAGCAGACGACATTTTGATTGTTGAGAAGTCCAGCGGAACAAAGACAATCAAATATTCAGACCTTATGAATGCGGTCAAAGTGTCGCTGGGGATTGTCGACACGCTTGAAATCACAGAAAAAGGATATATCCCAGAAGGCTATCTTGTAGCAAATGCACTGAATGATAAACAAGCGCAGATCCGCGCCGCATATGGCTACAACGGAAAAGAAATCAAGTTGTCATGGAACGAAATTGCAGCGAAAGCGGCAGCAGGCGACTTCACGGGGCTGAATATTGGCGATTATAAAGATATTACACTAACGACTGGTGAATCAGTCAGAATGGAACTTGCGGGAATTGATACATATTTCGGCTATCAGTCGAACAATAATCACAGATTGTACTTTATTTCGCGCGATTGCCTTGCAACAGCATACGCAATGAACAGTACAAACACGAACACTGGCGGATTCCCAGCAAGTGCCTTGAAGACAACACTGAACACGACAATCTTCAACACGCTTCCAGCAGATCTTCGCGCGGTAATAAAAGCAGACAAGAGACTTTGCAGCACAAAGGGAAGCTGGGCGTGGCAGGAAGATCAGAAGTTGTGGCTTCCTTCCGAAGTGGAAGTCTGGGGGCATAACTCATGGTCGGAAGTTGGATATGGCAACGGCTGCGGCGTACAGTTTCCGATCTTCACTGGATCGCTTCGGCATATATGCAAAGGGCAGGGAAAAGGAAAGGCGGAGCAGGGATCCCGTTCTAGTTGGTGGTGCGATTCGCCGTACGCGTCGAACACGACGCACTTCTGTAGTGTCGACTACGGTGGTCATGCCGACTACTACAACGCTTCGACTGCGCTTGCCGTCCCGCTCTGCTTTACAGTATAATCTTGAATCAAAAAATCACGCCGCCGTGTGCGGCGTGAATACTGGCGAAAGGAGAGTTGCAGCATGAGCGTTTTGAAAAGCAGACGCGAACAATCCGAAATGCAGTTCTTTCAAACAGCCGTGGACGTTCAGAATGAATTGATAAAATTCTGCATGGAAGAAAAGAATGTCCCGAAGAAATACAGATTCGTGTATGCAATACCGATTATAGAGGAAGGACAAGCACTGGTTGATAATGTCGTGAACGCAAACACAATCTTCGTGAAGACAAATGAAGAAGTAATCGACAGAAGACACTATCAGAACGAAGCAAATGCGAACTGTGAAAAGATACTGCAAAAACTGCAAAGCCTTCGCACAGTGCTTGGGATAGATAGCGGACAGCTGAAAAATATTGCCGGAATGGTAATTTCGGAAAAGGGATATATAACGGCATGGAAGAAATCTGACAATCAAAGATACAAAGAAATGAAAAAGAAGACTGAATCAGTCAAATAATTTTATAGGTTAAGTGTTAAAAGCAGGGATCCCGTTCTAATTGGTGGTGCGATTCCCCGAACGCGTCGAACACGACGAACTTCTGTAATGTCAACAACAATGGTAATGCCAACAACAACAACGCTTCGACTGCGCTTGCCGTCCCGCTCTGATTATATACACACGCCCAGACCGAGTAGGAAACGAAAGCAGTGGCAAAAAGTAAATAAGGAACACTTGACCTTCCTTTATTGGTAAATTTACACGCCGACAGCGATTGACGGACGCTGCTTGCATGGCAAGGACGGCGCAGCCTTGTTTCATGTCAATCGCTTATGTACATAGCGGCGCAAAATATTGTATGCGGAGTGTTTAATTTTATGACAAGTGAAGAAAGAAGGGCTGCAAGAAGAATCCGAAGGGAAGAGAAACGACGGAAAAAGAAAGAAGCAGTCAATGAAAAGTACGGAAAACTAGAAAATGTCTTCGACTATGGAAATTTGCTGGAAGCATTCGACAAATCAAAGAAGGGCGTTCGCTGGAAATGCAGCGTGCAGAGATACGAAGCAAGCCTGCTGCGGAAGACATATGACACACATATGAAACTTCTGAAAGGCGAAGACATACGACGCGGCTTTCATAGGTTCACGCTAATGGAGCGCGGAAAACTGCGCGAGATTAGCAGCGTTCACATATCAGAAAGAGTTGTTCAAAGATCACTTTGTGACAACGCACTTGTGCCAGTGCTGACAAGAACTTGTATATCAGACAATATGGCATGTATCAAAGGCAAAGGAACACATGCAGCAATAAAACGTGTAGCATATTTTCTGCGGGAATATTACAGAAAGACTGGAAGCAATGAAGGATATGTCGTGCTTGTGGATTTTTCAAACTTTTTCGGGAATATGAAACACTGGCACATTCGAAAAATACTTGAAGACCATTTCACAGATAAAGACATGATTGAATTCATAATGCTATTTGTGGACGCATTCGGCGAAGTAGGGTGCGGGCTAGGTAGTCAAGTGTCACAGATAATCGGGACTGTATATGCAAGCAAAGCTGATCACTACGCGAAAGAAGTGCTTCGGATTCATGAATATATTAAATACATGGACGACACATGGCTGCTATTCAAGACAAAGGAAGACGCACACAGAGCGATCAAAGCATTGTTCGAAATCTATGAAAGAATGGGAATAACAGTCAATAAAAAGAAAACGCGTATTGTAGCGTTGCGGCGCGGATTCACTTTTCTGAAAACGAAGTTTACATTGTCGGACACTGGAAAAGTAATCATGCGACCTTGCAGAAAGTCAATCACACTGGAACGACGGAAACTGAAAAAGCTGAAAAAGAAGCTTGATAAAGGAACAATCACTTTCGAAGAAGTGCGCCAGCAATACCAGTCATGGAAAGGCTATATGAAGCACAAACAGTCATGGCGTACTGTACAAAATATGAATCAGCTTTTCAATGAATTATTCATTGACAGCTGGAAAGGAAAGGAAGAGAAAAAGCATGAAGATCAGATTCAAGGACAACAGCAGCGTATTCGACGGATCCGTCAAGAAAATCGCACAGAATATGTTGCTTGTGCAGACAGAAACAAAAGCAAAAGATCAGAACATGGCAGAAATTGAAGTGCTGACAGAATACGGAAACGTGATCGCAAAGTACGAAGGATTCGAAACAGTGTACAAAGAAATTGACGGCGGAATGATTCTTTCGAATGACGGGACTGTATATGTAGAGCAGCCAGAGCAGGAACCAGACGTTGATCAGATCAGAACAGCGAAGCTTGCAGAAGTTTCAAGTCGTTGCGAAAACGCAATTTTTGCAGGCGTAGACGTAGAACTGACAGACGGATCGGTGGAGCATATCAGCTTGAAAGAAAAAGACCAGATCAATTTGTTTGGAAAGCAGTCACAGCTTGCAGCAGGGGCAACACAGCTGGAATACCACGAAGACGGGAAACTTTGCAAATACTATTCAGCAGAGGACATGACAAAGATCATTGAAGCGGCAATGAAATTCGTGTCCTACCACACAACATATTGCAACAGTATAAACGCATGGATCAAAGGCACGCAGACGGCAGAGGAAATCGAAGCGATTCAGTACGGCGCACAGATCCCAGACAAATACAAGTCAAAAGTGCTGAAAGACTATGAAACAGCAATGGGGGCTTGCAAAGCATGAAGACGATAATTAAATACATTGTGCTGCTGTGTGTGGGCGGCGCACTGTACGCTTGCTGTGAATTGATTTTCCGCGGGTACACATTCAAAACAATGGCATTCGTGGGCGGGATGTGCTTCGTTCTGTGCGGACTGGTAAATGAATTCATAGACTGGAAAACACCACTTCTGTTGCAAATGTTAATATGTGCAGTGATTGTGACGGCAGTTGAATTCGTGGCGGGCGTGATCTTAAACATAGGGCTTGGCTTGAATATGTGGGACTATTCAAATTTGAAGTTCAATATCATGGGGCAGATATGCCCGCAATTCTTCGCAGTTTGGTTTTTGCTGGCACTACCAGCAATTACACTTGACGACTGGTTGCGCTGGCGGATATTCGGAGAAGAAAAACCGAAGTATTATATGACATTCGGGAAGAACAACTTCGAATGTGCAGCAATGAGCGCAAACGGAATTTGCAAGCGACATATTGAAGCTTGCGAAGGAAGAGAAACTTGTAAATCAAGAAACAGCTGCGGCGAATGCAAGAACTACATGATCCCGAAAGGGCAGGAACCTTGTAAAAGCTGCAAGAACATTCGGGGGTAAAGGACAATGACAAATAATTTCGGAACAGCACTCACAGACAAATACAACGCATTCGCAGGGGCGATTGTGACGATACTGACAGCAATTTTCGGCGCATACTGGTACATTTTCGCAGCGTATTTCCTTCTGAACGTCATTGACTGGCTGACTGGCTGGTATAAAGCAAATAAGAAGGGCGAGGAATCAAGCAAAGTGGGCTTGAAAGGAGCAATCAAAAAGCTGGGGTACTGGGCTGTGATTCTTGTAGCCTTTATTATCAGCAATGTGTTCACGCAGCTTGGCACTGATGTTTTGCATGTAAATCTGTCTTTTCTGCTTCTGATCGGCTGGTTCACACTTGCAATGTTGCTTGTAAACGAAGCGCGAAGCATTCTGGAAAACCTTGTTGAATGCGGGTACAACATACCAGACTTCTTGATCAAAGGGTTAGCGGTAACGCAGAAAATGTTGAACAACAAAGCAGAAATTCCAGACGCAAACGACGAAGAAAAACAAATAAAAGCCCCGCGCCATGCGGGGCGGAATAGGAGAAAAAAGAACATGAGCATGAACGGAATTGATATTTCAAACTGGCAGAAGGGAATCGACTTGACAAAAGTGCCGTGCGACTTTGTTATTATTAAAGCAACGCAGGGGACGGACTATGTGAACCCAGATTATGACAGAACATATCAGCAAGCAAAGAATGCAGGAAAATGTCTGGGCGTATATCATTACGCTTCGGGCGGGGACGCAGAGAAAGAAGCGCAGTTTTTTATTGAAAATGTAAGCGGACATATAGGAGAAGCAATTCTTGTGCTGGATTGGGAAAAAGAGCAGAACAAGAATTTCGGAGTGTGCGACTTCGACTGGGTGAAAAAATGGCTGAACTATGTATTCAAAAAGACTGGCGTGAAACCACTGATATATACTTCAAAATCATTTATGAACAGATTCGACGGGATCGGTGATTTTGGAATGTGGATCGCACAGTATGCAAGCAATGATGTGACGGGGTATCAAGAAACGCCGTGGAACGAAGGCGCGTATGATTGCGCGATTAGACAGTATTCTTCGCATGGAAGACTGTCTGGATATGCTGGAAATCTTGATCTTGACAAGTTCTATGGAGACAAGGAAGCGTGGAGCAGATATGCAGAAGGAGCAGGAAAAACAGAGAATAACGAAAATACAAGCAATGTTTCTGGATCAACGCTGAAAATCGCAGAAGGCGTAATGAAAGGGACATACGGCGACGGGGACGACAGAAGAAAAAAACTGGGATCATTGTATGATAGAGTACAGAACTTCATAAACCATATCGCAACAGCACCGATTGAAACGCTTGTGGAAGAAACACTTGTGGGTACATATGGAAATGGAGATACAAGAAAAGTCGTTCTGGGAACGAGATACGACGAAGTACAAAATAGAATCAACGCCACGCATGGAAATAATTCTGCGATTTATTACACTGTGCAAGATCGCGATACGCTTTCAGAAATTGCCGAAAAGTACGGGACAACATATCAGAAGATTGCTTCAATGAATGGCATTCAAGATCCGAACAAAATTTATGCAGGACAGAAGATCCGTGTGAAATAAAATGCGAAAATTAAAAACGTATGATATAATAAAAAGAAAAGATCTATAAAAACATATAAAAACACGGACGTACAACACGGGTAATAGACAAACGGCACTTCAAAGCAAGAAAATCAAGGGTTGACTGCTTCTGTTGAGGAAGCAGCAAAGGCTGGAAAGTTCTAGAGACAATGAGCCGTGCATAACGGATAAAAAAATGGCTGGTCAAGCTTGCTTGAAACCAGTCATTTTTTTATCCGTTTATATAGGGCGAATGCCCGAGACCGGGTGCATGCGAAGCATGCGCCGGTTCACGGCTCATTGTTGGAGCGAAGCGGAAACGAAGTCGCATTGCGAATGATTTCCTGTTTATTTTTTATTCTAAGTATTCTCTAAGCCATTCCACAACGTTTGCCGTGTATGTGGATTCGGTTATATCTTGTATATTATTTTCCACAAAATGTAAATTTGGGCTCGCGGGAGAGAAAATGAGCGTAAAAACCCACGGCGTGGGCGTAGGCGGAGAAAAACAAGCGAGAAAACCCAAACCGGAAGCTAATCGGAAAGATACGGAGATGAAACTGGGTGTGCAGGATAGAAAATAAGCGGAAAAACCCACGGCGTGGGTGCAGACAGAGAAAAGCAAGCAAGAAAACCCAGATTGAAATCATTCTGGTAACAGGAAAAGTGTTTATGGACTATAAATTGTTAGTTATGTTTGATATAATATTATTAGTTATGTTCAGAGGAGGAATACAAACGAATGAGCAATATGGTGATAGATACATTATGGGATGATAATCCTATAGATGTTTCAACGGAAGTGAATTTCATTTGGAAGATTGCTAATAAATTACGAGGAACATATCAAAGTGACAAATATAAGGACGTAATAATACCTATGGTAATAATACGTCGTTTTGAGTGTGCTTTAGCTGATACAAAGAAAGCTGTAGTAGATACATTTAAGAAGAACCAAAATTATCCAGCGAAAGCAATGTATAGGATTTCAAAGAGACAGTTCTATAACACATCAGAATTTACGCTTGCAGAATTAGTAAATGATTCAGACCACATAGCAGCCAATTTCCGCAATTATATTAGTGGTTTTTCTGCTAACGTGCAGGATATTATAAAGAGTTTGGATTTTGACAAACAGATAGAGAAAATGGATAAAAACAACCGCTTATTATCTGTGGTAAAAGCATTTAGTGAATTAGACCTTAATCCGGTGACAATAGACAATGTAAAGATGGGATATATATTTGAAGACCTGATTCGTAGATTTTCTGAAAATGCTGAGGCTGGTGACCACTATACGGGTAGGGATATCATAAAGCTGATGGTTAATATATTACTTGCTGAGGGATGCGATGATATCTTTGACGATGGAAAAATTATCACTGTATTAGACCAAGCCTGCGGAACAGGTGGTATGTTATCAACCTCATACAACACGATAAGAAGATACAATCCAACTGCTGATGTAAGACTTTTCGGACAGGAAATAAACCCAGAGTCATATGCTATATGTTTAGCAGAAATGCTCATCAAAGGTCAGAATGCCGAGAACATCAGATATCAGGATACTATGAAAGGTGACTGTTTCAAGGAAACGAATATGAGATTTGTAATAGAAAATCCTCCATTTGGAACACCTTGGGGTGGTAAAGATGCCGCAGAAGGCGTTGAGACAGCCGTTAATGATGAATACTTGAAAGGATTTTCTGGTAGATGGGGTGCTGGATTGCCAGGTTCAGGAGATATGCAGTTACTCTTCGTTCAGTCAGCCATAGACAAGATGGATGACAAGTTAGGTCGAGCTGCTATCGTAGAGAATGGCTCACCTTTGTTTACAGGTGGAACATCTTCAGGTGAATCACAGATTAGAAGGTGGATGCTTGAGGAAGACTTGATTGAAGCAATTATAAGTTTACCTACAGATTTATTCTATAATACGGGCATTGCAACCTATATATGGGTATTATCAAAGAATAAGAGAGCAGAACGTAAGGGTAAAATACAACTTATTGATGCTTCAGGTATCTTCCATAAGTTACGTAAGGCATTAGGAAATAAGAGAAATGAGATAACACTTGAGGATAGAAGTGCAATAACTAAATTATACGCAGAGTTTAAGGAAACAGACTGCTCTAAGATATACAAAAATGAAGAATTTATGTATAGAGAGTATGTTGTTATGCAGCCATTACAGAGAAGTTATGCAATAACAGGTGACAGAATAACTACAATGTTAGCCAAGGGTAGCTTATCAGGTTTGTATGATGAGGCTAAGGTAAATGAATTAGAAAACAAAGAGGAGCTTACAGGAAAAGAGATAAAGAAACTGGAAGAATACCAGAACAATAAAGTTGTATATGATGCCATCATAGAGGCTTTGAACAAGGGTATTTCAGACATAGTATATAAAAACCCTACAGACTTCCTTCCGGTATTAATAAATGTATTATCTACAGCAATAACAGACAAGAAATTGATTGAAAAGATATCTGAAGGATTATCTGAGATGGACAAAACAGCCGATATACAAAGGGATAAGAAGGGTAATATCCTTTATGATAAAGAGACAAAGGACACAGAGATAGTAAAGTATGAGGAGAGTATAGAAGATTATATGTCACGTGAAGTCCTCCCACATATACCTGATGCACAGTGGTTCTTTGAAGAGAATTTATCAGCTAAGAAGCCTGTAATAAAAACAGGAGCGGAGATCCCATTCACAAGATACTTTTATAAGTATCAGCAACCAGTACCAAGTGAAGAGTTAGAGAAACAGTTCGTAGAGTTAGAGAAATCTGTATCAGAGCGTATCTCTAAGCTATTCGGTTAAGTTAGGTGGTGACTGATATGAGAGAAATGAAAGATAGTGGTATCGAAGGAATTGGTGAAATTCCTTCAGACTGGAAATTGAGTTATTTGCAATATTATGCAGATATAGTTCGAGGAGGTTCGCCAAGACCTATTGAAAAATATATGTCAGATACGGAAGAGGGATATAATTGGATTAAAATAGGTGATACCACAAAAGGGTGCAGATATATTACATCAGTTAAAGAAAAGATAATTGCGGCAGGATTAACAAAAACTAGAAGAGTTAGCCAAGGCGACTTATTACTAACAAATTCAATGAGCTTTGGAGAGGCTTATATTTTACAAGTGAATGGATGCATTCACGATGGATGGTTGGCCTTTTCAAATTTGAGGAATATAGATAAAAACTATTTGTATTATTATCTTATATCTGATTCTAGTAAGGTACAATTTGAAAAATCATCAGATGGGGGAGTCGTGCAGAATTTAAATATTGATAAAGTTAAACATACATATATTTGCATTCCTCAAATTGATGAACAGAAGAAAATAGCAGACTTCCTAGATAAAAAATGCGCAGAGATAGACATACTTACTTCAGACATCCAGAAACAAATAGATACACTAGAACAATATAAAAAGTCAGTCATTACTGAAGCTGTAACAAAAGGATTGAATCCTGATGCAGAGATGAAAGACAGTGGTGTGGATTGGATTGGTGATATTCCAAGTGATTGGGAAACAATAAAAATTGGTAGATTGTTTTCTATAAGAAATGAGCGAAACACAAAACCGATGGATGAGGTACAGCTTTTATCTTTATATACGGGCATTGGAGTGTTCCCTCATGGAGAACAAGAGGAACGAGGAAATAAAGCTGTTACAGTAGAGGGATATAAAATAGTTCATAAAAATGACATAGTTGTTAATATTATTTTAGCGTGGATGGGAGCTATTGGTATATCTGAATATGATGGAGTAACAAGTCCTGCATATGATATATATGTGCCAGATACAAGGAGAGTGATTCCACATTTTTATCATTATGTATTTAGAACAAAAGGTATAGCGGGGGAATGTTATAAATATGGAAGAGGTATAATGCTGATGAGGTGGAGAACCTATGCTCAGGAATTTAAACAGATATCTGTACCTTTTCCATCTATAGAAACACAGCAGGAAATCGCTGATTACCTCGACAAAAAATGTTCAGAAATAGACACAATTATATCAGACAAAAAGAAACAACTAGAGGTGATTACAGAATATAAGAAGTCACTAATTTATGAGTATGTTACAGGAAAGAAAGAAGTGATGTAGGTGGCAACACATAGACAGCACTATGTACCACAGATGTATTTGAAGAACTTTGCAAGTAATAAAATGTGCTATGTCCTTGATATGCATGGTACAGTTCGACAAAGAAGTATAAAAAGCATATGTTACGAGGATGATACATATGAATTGACTACTGTAGACGGAGCTGTATGTAATGAGAATACATTTGAAAAGATGTTCGGACAACTGGAAAATATATATGAACCATTTATAACAGAGTTGATAAGCACATTAGATTCAAATAAGTCGCTTAAGTCCTTTCTCATAAGAGATAAAAACAGAGAATCATTGATAATGTTCATGGTTTCGATGCTATTGAGAAATCCCATTGTATTCGGGCAAACCCAAGAGGCAGGTAGAAAATGTGGTATAGAATGGACAAAAGCTCAAAGTAGAAATAATGCAATATTACATAATGCGTCATTATTGGAAGGCTGGAGCAAGAAGTTACATAAGACACATAAGATAGTTGTGTTAAAGAATAAATCAGACGTGGATTTTGTCACAGGTAGTTTCCCCTGTTCCATAATGTCTACAGATGAAAATGGTGATACAACAAGGGGAACTCTTGTGTTATCTCCAAGATATATGGTTCTTTTAATCGACAAGAAGATTAGGGAATTTAAAGAAGACAGTGTTGTTCCTGTTAATACTTTCGTTGTAGATGAATATAATGCAAAAATAATAGGCAATAAGGCAAACAAATATGTAATATCAAGGGATAAAGAAACTTTAATGAGATACAAGGATATGTGGGAGAGAAGAAGAGATGAATAG